GAGCATGAAGACGCACATCATGGGTGCAGATTTGTCCATGTCGTTCATGTCAGAAGTTATCCGAAGCCTTGGCCTTCGCCCACAGTTGCCGAACCTCGAAGCCTGCCTCGGTCGGGTCGAACTCGCCCAGGTGTTCGTCGAGGGCGTCGCCGGCCTTGATGAGGACATCGATGCCGTTGCGGTAGCGGTTCAAGTCCTTCTCGGAGATGACGACCCATTGACCGTCCTCGGTCATCTTCAGGACGTCGGCGAGTTGCTTGTTGAGGGCGTTGACCTGAGCGAGTTGCCGTTCCAGCTCCTCGATGCGTTCCTGCTTGGTGGGCTTCTTGCTCATTGGTTAAAGTGTTTGGTCTGCTTTTTGCAGGCTTCAACCATAGCCTTTCTGATTTTGGGAGTGAGATGTTTTTCCCAAAGTTGGTTCATTAGTCCGACCTCATCCTTTAAGCACTCAATCTCTGCCTTGAGGCGTGTCACTTCAGAGTCAAGATTGATGCCAACACGAACCGTTACATCTATTTGCAACTTGCCGTCCAACTGGTTCACCCATCGCAACTCACCATAGTAGCGATTGTATGTAGTTGTTTGAGTTTCTACAACCATTGGGAAACCGTTGAAGGTCACAAAACTTCCAGCCTCAAGGTTTTGAACGGACTTATAGATGTCCTCAAATGTATGCTCGCTCATAGTTGGAGGTGCTTGGCGACCGAGGCGGCGACCTCGCGGATCGTCACGGCGGTGTTAGGTTTGAAGACGTACGTCTGGTCGGGGATTGTGCCTTCGAGCATCTCGCGGATGCTGGCGGCCTCTTCCTCGTTAGCCGGGCCGACCCCTTCGGTCTCGATGTGCAGATGGATGACGCGCCAACCACGCACCTCGCCCATCAGTTGCTTGGTCACGACCACCTCGTTGATGTAGCGGGTGTCTGGGACGACGACGTGGCCCCGTTCCTTCTTGGCGGACTCGGTCAAGTTGAAGATGAAGACATCCTTATGCATGGAGCGGGCGAACCGACCCATAGCGACCAAGGTGTCGCGGTGTTCTTTCTTGAAGGTCTCGTCAAAGAAGTTAGCCGTCAGCCCGAGCTGATAGGCGAAGTCGTTGGCGGCGTCCTTGAGGGCGTCAGCGAAGGCGATGCGTTTGATGTCTTGGCTATAGCGGGTCATGCCTTCCGCAAAGGTGTCCTTCCCGCTGCGGGCGTACCCGGAGAGGAGGACGATGGTCTGCGGGGCTTTGATGATGCGGCGCATGGACTACCAGTCGGTCGGGGTCGGGATGGTCGACGCGGCGACGCCCTTGCCCTTGGGGAAGTTCATCTTGTATTTGAACTGCGGCTTGCCTTGCCATTCGCCATCGGGGGTCACTTCCACCTCTACCTCGAAGTAGACGTTGGTCGCGGGGCGAAGGTAGTCCAGGAAGTCGGGGACGGAGAGGTCGGCCTTCGGTTCGGAGACGAACTTCCCGCTGATCTTGCCGACGAGCATGGCGAGGGACTTGCCGTACTTCGTGCCGTAGGACTTCGAGAAGCAGAGGCCCTCGGCGGTCTTGAAGAACAGTCGGGCGGAGACGCCGTCGTCGTAGACCTTGACCTTGTCCTCCTTGGGGATGGACATCTTCAGGACGTACTTGCCGGAGGCGGCGATGGTGGTGAGGGGCGGGCGGTCGTTTTGGTTTTCCATGTTGGTTGTGGGTGAGAGTGTTTCTGTTGGGGAAGTTTTTTGTTTGATGCAATGTTGGCTAAGCGAAGTCAGCGCGTGATAAGGGTCGATTGGTTGGTTGCTTAATTCCTCGTCGGTTTCTCCGTGAATATAGTCAGGACCCATTTCTTCCCTATCGTACAAAGGATGCGAAGGGTCTGCCCATATGTTATATTCCTTTGGGCAGGTTTCGTCATTACAATGAGCAATACGACTGCCGTTTCCGGCGCCGTGAGTCCTGACCTGTTTGCAGTTCGGGCAAATGAACTTATAATACTTCAGCTCTGGCTTTTCAAAGTGCCAAGCAATGGTGCATTGGTAGTAAGGCAGGCCTTCTTTGAATGACATGGAATTAGGCGAAGTTGATAGGGGCGAGGGGAGCGGTGGAGGTCGGGCGGGCAATCGTGATGACCTCGGACGGGTAGGCGGGCCACTCGTTAAAGGACTTGCAGACCTCATAGGCCTTCATCGCGGAGAGCATCAAGGCTTCCCCTTCGGCGATGAGGTCGGGATGCAGTTCAAAGACGGCGGTGAGGAACGGCGCCTCCTTCTCGACGACCAGAAAACGGAACCCCTTGGGGCGGACACCGAAGTTGAGTTTGCAGAGTAGGAGATACCAAGCGGCCTGTAGCTTGAAGTCGTCCGACCAAATCAGTTGCTTGCCGAAACCCTTGGGCGTGGCCTCTTCCATCGTAGTCTTGATGTCATAGATGAAACCGTCCTCGGCAATCAGGTCGATGGACCCCTTGATGGGGACGATATAGTCGGCCTTGAGCATGACTTCAGTTGCGACCGGCACGATGTTGTAGCGGGCCATCGCCTGCTTCACCGCGTCGGCGTAGGACAGGGCGTTGTCGTACTCGTCGGCCTTGCAGCGGATGTCGTCGGGCTGGAGGGTGGACGCCCAGTAGGCGTGGACCTCCTTGCCTTCCTTCGTGCGCTTGTCGGCTTCGGGTTCGGGCTTGAACTTGGCGAAGGCCTCGGGGTCGAGGACGGCGGCGTGGGTCATGATGCCTTCACGGAGGGCCTTGGAGTCCTTGCGGGGGTTGGCCTTGTCGTGGGCGTACTTCGCCGGCGCCTTGAGGAGCAGTTTGGCGGAGGTCTGGTTGAGGGCGTCAATCGCGTCGTACTCTGCTCGGGTGCGGGCGGCGATGCGTTCGTTGAACTGTGCGATGGTATACATGGCTTATGGTGGGTTGGTGGGTGTTATTCTTTGATGCCTAAGTTACCCTTAATCTGTTTGTACTTGAGTAGTGACAGGCTGTTAGCCGGTACTTCTTTCGCAAGAGAGTCGGCGGCGTGAAGCAGAAGGTCTACAATGAGTAACTGATCACGGATGAACTCTTGGGCGTGCTTCATTTCTTCACGTTCATCGAGGAACTTACGCTTGTAGAACTCAGACTCGTACTCCGCGTCTTTGAGTTGGCTTTTGATTTCTTTGATTTGTTTCATGGTGTTGTGGTGGGTTGGTGGGAAAGGGTTACAGCACCTCGTCGGGGTTGTCGACTAGGTTCTCCGCATCATTCAAAGTCTTGTCCATGTCCTCGGCCTTCTCGTGGAGGTTCTGGACGCTGACCAGGAGTGAGGCAAGGTCGGCTCGGACGATGTTGAGCCGTTCCCGCAGCTCGACCAAGTCTGCCGGGTCGTCGATGTGAGTCGCGTCCGTGATCGCAAGGACGGACAGCAGGCGGTCGGCGTCGATGCTGACGCGGTGGATATCGTGCTGGGTCACGAAGGTCGTCTGGTAGGCGGAGAGGCTGCGGGCCTCATTCTGGAGCCGTCGGAGGGTGGCGGCTAGGCGGTCTTGGGAGGTCATTTGAGGATGGTGCGGATGCGGTTAAGGGTGACCTCCTTGACCTCGCCCTTGAGGACTAGGAAGGTGCGGAGGTTGGAACGGTAGAGGGTGGGCATGGTCTCGGCGGTCCAGTCCTTGAGGAGGCGCTCAAAGACGATTGCCGTCTTGGCGGACACTTCGACGTAGAGCATGGAGTCCAGAAGGATGATTAGGGCGAAGGGTTTTCGCTGGTCGACGTAGGCTTGGGCCGTCTTGTAGACGGAAGATGGGACGGATTTGGCGTTCATCTTGGGAAGAAAGAGCGTGCGGAGAGCCAAATAGGGGTCAGATAAACAGATTTTTTGTTTATCTTGTCGGCGACCGATTGGCTGACGGCGTCGATGACGTAGGCGTTTCCGTTCAGTTCAAAGGTCGCCCCGGTCAGTTCGGGGATGTGCTTGCGCTGCTTGGACAGGATGACGGCCTCGAAGTCCGCGAGCTCGACCTCGGCCTGTTTCATGTCCTGGAGCGAGTACTGGCGGACGGCCTCCGTCTTGACGATCCACATGAGGACGATGGTGTGGTCGAGGAGGATGACGTTGATGGGTTGCCGGGCATCCCGCTCGGAGGTGGTCGAGGTGGTCACGACTGCACCCCCTTGGCGGCGTGCCAGTCCTTTATCAAGGGCCAAGCACCTTGGAAGTTTGAGCATTCATCTGCCATCGCATCCCCCGCCTTGGTCAGCCTATCGACATCTTTTATCTTTTGCATCATTTTACGAATAAAATAGTTTCTTGCTACAGTCAGTTGCTCAACTTCGTCCTTGAGACGGTTAAGTTCGTCAGTCATTTCTGGGCGAGTAAGTCCGCAAAACTTCTGCCAATTGTTAGAACGAAGTTTCCATAACTCGACCTCCGCTTTGAGTTCGGAGATTTCATCCCTCTTTTCGAGATTATCGTGGAAGGCATCTTCCCACATTTCTTTGTAGCGGTCGCTCACGGCTGCTTGCCCTCCTTGGCTTTGTCCCAAAACTCCGCCATGTGCTTCAAGACATTGAGGTAGCACTCCCTGTCCACTTGGATGAGATATTGCTCATCGTATCGCCCGGGCTTGTTTTGAGCGCCCTGCTCGATGAGTTGCTTGATTGATGGCTTGGTGATGACGATGAAGTCATCGACGTAGGTCAGCCGCTCGACCTCGGCCTGCAGGCGGGCGTTCTCCTGCATAGCCGCCTTGAGTTTCCTGCGGACTTGCTCGCTCACGACTTACCTCCCGCTTCAAAGTCTATATAAGCCCGGTTCGCCTCGTCGGTGTCGGGGAGGTGTTTGCCCATCTCGGTGCCGAGTTTGCGGAGCCGCTCGACATCTGCCTTGAGGCGGGCGTTCTCGGCTTCAGTCTCCAAGACTTTAGCCCATTCGGGGACTGTGTTCAGAGCATCCTTCAGCGTGGCGGTGGTATCCTCGTCAATACCCTTAAAGACCTTCATACGCCAAACCTCCTTTTCCAGCCGCTCGACCTCGGCCTTGAGGCTATCGCACTCGACTGCCAGCACGCTGTTCTCCGCTTGGCGGGCTTGGCACTCGGCCTTGAGGCGGGCGTTCTCGGCTTCAGCCTCCACCAGTTGTTTCTTAAGGCTGGTCACCGACAGGCAGTCAACGCGTTCGTGCGCACGGATGACGGCCTCAAGGCACTTCACTTCAGCGTCGAGGGCGATAATGCGGCCCTTCAGCTGGGCGTTCTCGATGATGTCGTCGATGTTCATTTTGCGGCGTTGCGGACGGCCTGCTCGAAGGCGTGGGTGTTGATGGCGGCGAGGTGTTCAGCGCTGAGGTCTTTCAAACCTTGTCCAGGCTTGAGCCAGCCCTTCGTGATCAGGATTTCCACGGCGGCCTTCTCAAAGCGGAGTTCGCCCATGAAGACCTTGGGGGCTTGGGGCTTTGGTGCGGAGGCCTGATGCCCGTCGTCGTCGAGGTCCACCGAGATGCCGCAAGCCGTCTGGATGGACTGCCGGCGGATGTAGGTGATGGCTCCCCCGACCTGTTGAGCCGTAAGGCCGTCAGCCTTGACCATCAGTTTCCCGAAGGCGAAGAGGTGGCCCGAGGTGTGCAGCAGGGAGGTGGACACCCCGACCTTGCCTTCCTCGGTCTCTAGGACTTGGACGAGGGCGAGGTTGTTCGCTTGCAGGACAGGCTTCACCGCGTCGAGCAGGGCGTCGAGCGAGACATAGCGTGCCTTGAAGGCGGGGTTCAGTCGGTTGGCCCCGACGTTCTCCATCGAGGAGAGGGCGGTGATCAGGTCGAAGTAAGGGTTCGACTGCTCCTGGCTAACTGCGGTGGCGGTTTCTTTTTTGCTCATGGCTTGTTTTGGTGTGGGTTGGGTTGGGAAGGATTAGGGGAAGGAAGTCATCTCGTCCACCGTCTTCTGCGAGACGCAGCGGAGGCGGTTATCGTGTGAGAGGAACCAATAGCGGGTCTGCCCAGCGGGGCGGGGCTTCAGCTTGCGGGCCACCGTGCCGTCGGAGAGGACGATGTAAGAGGAGCCGGAGAGTTCGCGGTAGGTCGCGGGGACTTTGACTTCAGGGGTGGGCTTGGGTTGTTTCTTAAGCATGGGATGGGTGTTAGTTGATGGCGCCACGCTTGGCGGCGTCGAGGATTAAGAGGGCGTCGGCGTTCCAGAGGGTGACGTCCACGGAGGGGAAGAGTTCGGCGGCCCGTGACTTGAGGACGTTCTTCCATTCGGTCGTCGAGCGTTCGCCCTTCGTGCCGACGGAGTGGGCCTTCATCCAGATGGCGGGACGGATGCGGTGGACCTTCCAGCCCATTGCGATCGCGGCGCCGTAGAGGATGCCCGTGTTCCACATCAGTTTCCCGATGGCGGACCCGGGGATGCCTTTGCCGGCGAAGAGCGGGGGCTCCTCAAGGAAGAGCTCGACCTCGCGGGCCTTGATGGAGATGTCGGCGAGCAGTTGGCAGACTTCGTAATCCGTGCCGGGCATCTTGTGGACGGTGACGACGCCTTCCCCGTGGTCGAAGTAGGCGACGCCACCATTAACGCCAGGGTCTACGGCGACGAGGAAGGGCTTGGTCATTGTTTGGTGCGTGGGTCTCGGTTGAGGCGAGCGACCACGATGCGAGTGATGGCGGGACATTTCCTTAGGTCAAACCCTTTAGACTTGAAGCCCGCGAAGCCGAGTTGATGGGCGGCGTAGACTTCCCCAAGGGTAGGCTGTCGGCCCAGCGCCGTGGTCAGCCGTTCCTCAAGGAGGGTCAGCCAAGAGGTGGCGTATTCCCGCCCGACCCCTTCGTCCGTGGACCAAGTGCTGTACCCGTAGGTCGGGAGGCCGTGGCGGGCTCGCCAGCGGGTCGTATCGGCCCACGCAGATGGGAAGAACTGAGCGAGCCCACGCTCCCCGAGACGCCCGATGGCCTTAGGGTTGCCGGAGGACTCGACGAAGATGACGGCCTCGACCTGTCCAGGGGTGATGGCGTGCAGGGAGGTCGCCGCAAGGAGGAAGGCCAGCAGTCTCATCGTCCGTCGATGGTCGGGTGAACCGAGCCGGCGTCCTTCTCGCCGTTGCGATCCACATAAGACCAAGTAAGCAAGGCACGACAGCCCGTCGTGAGGTTGGCGTAGATGCTGACGAGTTTGCACCCGTGCAGCTGTTGGAGGTTCTCCTCGGCGACGGCGCCGCAGAAGAGGATGCGTTCACGGGCGAACTTCTCAGTCCAATCGCCTTGCAGGACGCGGTCCCGAGCGTAGGCGATTTGGTAGGAAAGGCCACGGATGACATGGGCCGGGGAGGCCAGCATATCGGGGGAATGGGCGAGTGGGTCAGGCATGGGTGTGATTAGTACTTGTTGATGATGTCGACGAGGGACGGGCCGTCGGCGAGGGCGAGTATGTAGGCGGTCAGGGCAAGACCGGCGAGGAGGGCGAGGAGGAGTTTCATGGGTTGTTGGTGGTTGGGGTGAAAGGTTAGCCCTATCAGTTGATAGGGTCGGTGAGGCCGCGGCGGACAGCATCGGCGTGGGCGATGATCTCGAGCTTCGTGTTGACGAAGACCAGACCGAGGAAGGTCTGGAGAGAGACGCCGGTGATGCCATCGTCTTGGGCGAAGATAGCGGCGGCGCGGTTGCGGATTTCGTTGAGGGAGCGGGTGGTGTTCATGGCTTGGTGTATTGGGTACGCCATTGAGTTATGAGGTCTTTAGGTTTCCCGTCAACAGCAATCTAAACTATTTATAAAGACGCCATAGGTGACGCGTTAACCCCCTATCCCGCCCCTAAGACGCCACCCTTGACGGCCTACGGACTGCCCCATTTGACCCCTCTGGCTTGCCCTAGGAGGCGTTTTGACGGCGGAAGCGTAGGAAGACCGCCACCCCCACCCCTAAGCACCCGACCGCCAACGCCCACCCAAGGTCGCGGCAGGCCTTCAGCCCCAAGGTGGCGACGGACAGTTGGCGCTCAAGGTTCGCGTCGTCCGACTTCGTGCCGGCGTCCGTGATCAGCATGACCATCGCGGTCGTGTCTTGGAAAGAGCTGAGGATATAGTCCGAGATGTAGGCCACGCTCATGGCCCCGACCGCCGAGCAGATGAGCAGGGCCACCGTCGCCCACATCATGTTCGACTCACTTCCGTCGCTTGGCGGGTTTCTTTTTGCCATTGGGTTTCTTCGTGACCTTGGCGACCTCGGCCTCGCCCCGGGCCTTGATGTACTTGAGGACGTAGTCCATGACCTCGGGGGCGGCGTACCCAGCGGCGCCGACTGCCGCCATGCGTAGTCCAGGGGAAGCGATATGGTCTTGGATGCCGTAGCCGACCAAGGCCGCCGTGATTGCCGCAGCCGTGATGCGTCGCAATACCCAGCCCGGGGAGACGGGTTCCGTGGAGAGGAGCAAGCGGGCCGTCATCGCGAGGCCCCCGAGGATAGACGCCACCAGCCCGTCCTTGACGATGGACTGCGTGGCCTCGGCGTCGACTGGGGCAGGGGGCGGACTCATTTGCAGGTGCGGCGGTAATTCTCCCGCCAAAGGACTTCGGTGACGACGGAGGTGAGACGGCGGACCTCGGCTTCCGTCAGTTCAAAGTCGCCGACGTGGAGGGCTTCATGGACGACCGTGTTGAGGCGGGACTTCTCGGTCTTGTGCTTCTTGGAAATGAGGATGGTATAGTCGTCCCCTTCCTTGATGGCTTGGCCCAGGAGATGCCCGTGCATCTTAGCCTCCTTGATTTTTATCTTCTTCTTGAGGGCCATGGGATTTGAGGTGTCCGCTGTAGAGGTGCCAGCCGGCGATGAGCAGACCAAGGAAGAAGACGCCGCCCACGGACGGCAGGAACCAAGCGGAGTCGAGGAGGAAGGGGACGGCGCCGATGCAGACGCCTGACAGCAGCAAGCCCGCCCCGATCATGACGCGACCGAAGGCGATGGCGAACCCTCCGAGGACCATCATCCCAGCGGCGACCATGGCGTAGAGGTTGCGCTGTCCCTCCTTCTTTGCCTCATCGACCTGTTTCTTCAACGTGTCGATTTCGCCGAGCATCTTCGACATGACCTCGGCGTTCTGCTTTTGCTCGGCTTCGAGCTTGTGCCACATGGCGTCGATGTCGGCCTTGGCCTTGGCGGCGTTGGCGATGCTTGACTCGTAGGCCTTAGGGTCGGCCTTGGCGGCCCGGGCTTGGGCGTAGGCGAGGTCGGCAGCGGAAGGGGGAGGCAAGCCTGCCTCGGCGACGGATAACTCCGAGCGGACGATGGCGGGCTGGTCTGCGTTGGCCTTGGCTACGGCAACGGCGGCGGAGGTGCGGGACTCCAACTTGTCCTCCTTCTTGCCGACGACCTCCAGCGTCCCCTCCTGCGGGACAGGTTCAGGGACAGGCGGAGTCGTGGCACATCCAGCCAGGAGAAGAGAGATGACCAAAATGCGATGCATCGTAAATTGGTCTTAACCGTTTTAAGGTCAGCGACCCTTCAGCGCGTCGATGATGGTCTTGCCCTTGTCCTCGGTGGACTTGATGCGGTCGGAGTGCTTTCTGTAAACGAGAAGGCCAGCGACGAAACCGATGAGGAGGCCGGTGATGAAGAGGATGAGGTAGGACATAGGTTAGGAAAGTTTAGCGAGGAGGGCGGCGAGCTGGGCCTCGAGTTCCGCGATCCGCTCGGCGTCGGTCTTGGCGGGGGTCTCGGCTTGGTAGGCGACGCTGACGAGATACTCGTCGGTCATCTCGGCGTTACCAAGGACTTGGCGTCCGTCTTCGCAAGTGATGGAGGTGAGGTCGTCGGAGCGAGTCCAGACGAGGCCGTTGTGATCGGTGTAAGGCATGGTGATTAGCAATAGGTAATGATGACGGCGAAACCGTTGGCGCCAGCACCGCCAGCACCGCTTGCAAAGCCGTTGTCGGACGCACCGCCACCACCGCCACCACTTGAAGGCCAGCCGCCGTTGCCGCCGTTAAGGAGTGAACCACCTGTGGCCGTTCGGTAGCCGCCACCGCCGCCCCCTGTGCTTCCGATGAAGTATTGAGTGCCAGCAGAAATCCCTGCGGTTGCTGGTGTGGAAGTTAAGCCCTGCCCACCAGTTCCTCCTGCAACCGATACATTTAATCCAGCACCACTATTTCCAACAATCGAACCACCAGTTCCACCGCCGTTGGCTACTACAGAAGATGCTACTGCTCCAGCACCACCACCGCCACCCAAGCCAAAAGCATATGTGCCTGTAGTGGAATTTCCCGACCCCCCGGAGGTAGTTCTTCCTTGCGCCCCTGCACCAACATTATTTGCAGCAATACCGAATAGAGACGCTGAATTAGCGAAGGCTTGAGAGCCGGACGATGTGTTTCCTCCACTAGCACCACCAACAGAGCCAGTTTGAAAAATAGAAAAACTTGTAGCACCTCCTACTGACCCACTAAATCCGTTGCCATTGTCAGTAGTCCTTGAGGCACCGCCTGCACCGCCTGCACCTACCACAACGGCTTGGGTGGCACCAAGGAACGCCGCATTAATTCTGGCTTGAATTATTGCACCACCAGCACCACCACCACCACCAGACCTTCCAGAAGTAGTGGCATATCGTGCCCCAGAACCGCCGCCAGAACCGCCACCCATAAGGTACACCTCAACCATTTTAGCCCCTGCAGGCTTCGTCCAAGTGAAAGTCCCGCTGGTCGTGGACGAGCCGAAGGTCTGGATATCCACGCCGCCGCCACCACCGCCACCGCCTGTCACGACAGCCCACGCGCCGTCCTGTCGGGCGTACTGCGAGCCGTTGGAAGGGGCATCGTTGAGGACAGCCAAGCCACCTAGCCCAAGGTTCGTGCGGGCCGTGCCGGTGTTCGCCAGATCGGAGAGGTTGCTGGCCTTGGCGAGATAAGTCGATGATGCCGTGCTGGTGGTCAGATAACCATCGATGGACGCACCCGCTGGGATGGTCACGGTGCCGGTGAAGGTAGGGGACGCAAGGGGTGCCTTGAGGTCCAAGGCGTTCTGAAGGTCCGTCTGCGAGCTCAGGGTGCCCGTGATGCCACCCCATGCAGCGCCGCCGCCCCCAGCGACAGTCGCCCACTTGAGTTCCGTGCCGTCATAGGACAGGACTTGGTCGGTCGTCGGGGCCGTGGCGTTCAAGGTCGTCGCCGCCGCGTTGGTCAGGGACGAGATGGAGAGCTTCGGGGAAAGCAGCGAGTCGACCGAGGCTTTGCTGTAGAGGTTGATTGCCATTAGTCGACAGTCAGCCCGAGGGCCACATACTTGGCAACGAGTTCTTCACGGGTCGCGGCGAAGTCCACGGGGACGAAGTAGATGAAGCGGTCGCCCTTGCGGACGGCCTGGACGAAAGCCTTCTTGCCGACGACATAGCCGACGAAACGGTCGGAGGGGTGTGTGCCTTGGGTGGTCATCAGAAGGTGAAGGCTGAGTCGGTGCCGTTGACGCGGACCTTGTAGGGGCCGGAACCGAGGGAGCCGGAAAGGCTATAGGTCGCGCCGCTGAAGCCCGTGCAGTTTTCGTAGGTCGCCGAGTTGTCCACGATGCCCCAGTTGGTCGTGAGGTTCGAGATGAACTGCGGGACGTTGGAGAAGCAGATGTCGCCCGTCGAGCCGGAGGACTGCGTGTAGATGATGTTGGCGATGGCGTCCGCCATGGCTCGGTCGGGATTGAAGGCCGTCTGCTGGGTGGTCGAGTCGCTGAAGGTGATGCCCGAAGTTCCGACCGTGACAAGACCGCCACCCGTAGAGGCCGACAGGTCGAGACCGACATCGTTGAGGCTGACCGTTCCACCCGAACCCGTGAAGGTCGCCGTTCCCGAGAAGGCAGGACCAGCCAAGGGTGCCTTGGCGTCGAGGGCGTTCTGGAGATCCGTCTGGTCGGAGAGGGTGCCGGTGATGCTACCCCAAGTCCCACCGCCCGAGGCGACCGCATACCAAGCCCCATCCTTGCGTCCGTAGGTCGAGCCGTCCGAGGGGGCGTCCGTGAGGTAGGAGCCGATTGGCTGATAGGTCGAGGCCGCCGTCGCCGAAGTCAGATAGGACGACATCCCCGCGATGGTCTGATAGGTCGAGGCCGCCGTCGCGCTGGTGAGGTAAGCGGACATCGCCGCTTGCGTCTGGTAGGTCGAGGAAGCAGAAGCCGTGGTCAGGTAGGACGACATCCCTGCCAGCGTTTGGTAGGTCGAAGCGGCGGTCGATGCGAGGAGGTAGCCGGAGAGGGCTGCGGAAGTAATGAAGCCCGAAGGGTTGGTCAGCGGGTAGTAGGTCGAAGCGGCGCTTGCCGTCGTCAAGTAAGCCGACATCCCCGCCAAGGTCTGGTAGGTCGAAGCCGCAAGCGAGGTCGTGAGGATGCCAGCGGTCGCCGCCGTCTTGTTCTTCCAGAGGTCGGTCGCGGACTCGTAGACGAGGAGGTCGCCGTTTGCCACCGAAGCGATGGCGACGTTGTGCAGTTCCTCCAGCTCGTAGCCGTTCTGGATGCGGACGAGGACCGTCCCTTGGTTGGCGTGGACCCGCTCGACGATGGCCACATAGACCATATGGTAGGGGGCGGACGGCTTCGTGGTCGTCCAGGCTCCCGCCGTGGTCGGGCTGAGGTAGAGCTGTTGGCCTTCGGTGTAGGCGGTCGTGTCGAGGTTCTCGACCAAGCCGAGGACGCAGACATACCCGTTCTGGTTGTTCGTGATGTCCGTGATGATGACGCCAAAGGTCTGGGCGGAGGTCCCTTCGCCCGTGGCGATGGCCTTCGTGACCGTCACCTTGTTGCCTGTCCCGCCGTTGATGTAGACGACAGTCCCCTTGGTCAGCGTCGCCCCCGTCTCGTTGCGGACCTGTGCCCGCACTTGGGTCGTCGAGCCGGAAGGGAAGCCGAAGTCGAGGACCGCGTTCAGGTTCGTCCCGCTGTTGACGACCGTGGGGGTGGCGTCAGGGGCGAGGGCCGTCACCGTGCCGATGGCGATGGTCGCCGCAGGGCCGGGGGTGCCGAGTTCCACCGACAGGACCGCGGGGGCCGTTGCGAGGACGGCGACCTCAAGCGTCCCCGTCGTCTCCGCCACCGTGACCGAGAGCGTCCCCAGGACTTGCGAAGAGATGGAGATGGGCATCGGTTAGGCCGTCACTTGGTCGATGACGTTGAGGCGCATGGTCTCCGAGTAGAAGACCGTCGTGCCGTAGGCGAACTTGATGTCCCAGCGGGCCGAGCCCAGCGACCAGTTGGCGGTCGGGCTGTAGGAGGCCACGAAGGAAAGGCCGTCCACCGCCATCGTGATCGTGCAGGGGTAGACCTGATTGGCGGCGTCGATGATGGACGAGGTGACCGTGGTGCTAAGGAGATTAGCAGGGCCGCCGGCCTCGGGGGTGTAGGTGACAGTCGCCGCGAAGGTCGTGCCGCGCTTGAAGGTTACAGAGGTCGAGCAGGTCATGGCGTCTTAATGATGGCGGGATTGGAAGGGGGGGGTGTCAGGACGCCACGATGTTGGTCGTGTACCCGCTGCCCGTGGTCAAAAGTTTGGTGTAGCCCGTCCAAGTGCCGAACCAAGCATCGGTCGTGGACTTGAAGCCCGGCAGGGTTGCGGAGGGGTAGGACGGCAGGGTACTAACCCATTGAATTTCACCTCCCCCGATGTAACCGGGAAGGGTAAGGGTTCCGATCAGGAGCTGGGTCACTTTCCAATTCTCGTTTTCGTAGACGATGGAGGCAATCTTGATGCGCTCGGCGGCATAGTTGCCCAAGGCATAGTTGAGCATACTGACCATGAGGTTGCCGCTCCCGCCACCTTCCCCTTCGACCGTGACCGCTGCGACCTGTTGGTAGCAATCCCAGTTATAATGACCCTCGGTGTCGGTTGGGAAAGCCGTCGATTTTGTGTACGCATCAGAGCCGTCCGCGATGACGGCAAGCAGCGGGAGGGTGCCGTCGCCACCGCTTGAGCTGAGTTGATTGCGCACGATGTAGACGCCCCAAGTGTCCGAGCCTGTCGCTGGGTATCCCTCGCTCTCTCCTGGGGTATACTTCTGGATGGTCACATAGCCATCGGAGGCCCAGATGGAATTGGGGATGTCGGACCCCTCGGTGCGTGAGTCGGTCGGGTAGATGGCGAAGCCTTGGACATTGAATTCCGTCAAGGCCTGTTGGGACGAATACATCGGCGAGGTCGTGACCGATTGCATCGCGATGACGCGGCCCTTGGCGACCCATACGTTGTCCCCATACATCTCTACCTTGAACTGCTCGGGGCCGTAGGCGGCCTGCTCAGGGAAGAGGATTTCAAGGGATGAACCGTCAGCCGTTTGGGTGACGTTATACCCGATGCCTGGTTGTACGCCGCCCATCATACGAACAGAGGATAGACTTGGGTGGGCCAGCCTTCCTTATTAATTCGGATTTGATAGGAGCATTTATAAACGTGGCCGTACTCCTCGAAGTTCACCCCAGCCAGCAGGACTTGACCACCAAAGCCGCCCTCGAAGTCAGTACCGACAAAGTCAGGGATTAACTTTGGACCAGATTCCCAACCTTGCACGGATGTCGAGCGTCCGACATTAGCCAAGAACTGATTTACAACAGAAGTCGAGGTCGTGTAGATAATACCAGAAAGACCGGTCGTAGGAGCAAGGTAATTGGATTTACCGTAGAAGGCTCGATAGGATGAGTTCGGGTCCTTGAAGCCCGTAAACTGATAGGTAGTTCCAATCTTCTTGAAGTGGGCGCCGTTAAGACCGACGTACTCGCCAGAGACCAAGGTGGACGCAGGATAGACAGGGACGGACGGCGTGCCCGTGCCGTAGCCGGCGATCATAGCATCGGGGTCTGGTTCGCCTTCGGCATCTTCAGCGTTAAAGAACTTGGGGTGGCTCTCAATCCGCTCGGTGCCGAGGCTGATTGCCCCGCTAATGTTGGCTTCCGTATTCGTGGCCGCCACCCAATCACCAGCTCCCGCCTCGCCTTCTGCGATTTCGGAACAGATGCCGACATAGTCCACCTTATATCCAATCATCTCGGCGGCCTTAAACTCGCGGGTAATCTTCCAAGCCTTCATGAAGGAAAACTCCGGGTGGCCAGACCCCTTCATAATTGGAGTTGCGTCTTCGTCTGCAGTCCAGATGACCGTTGAAGTCAGCAGGCCGTAGCCGTCATTGGAGACGGTCGCTCCTGGCTGTTGCAGGGCGGTGGAAAGTGCGTTGCCGTTCTTGACGAGTGCCATTGGAAATTAGCGTTGGAGGCCGGGTGAATAGAGTGGGTACTTGCGGTTAAGTGGTTTGGTCGGGTCCTTGTCGATGCCCGCGTTGACCAGTTCACCAAGTTTAGAGTCGATGCTTGAGAGGGTTGTGTTGGCTTCCATAGCCAAGGCAATCTGAGGGGATGCGCCGACGCCGATCACGCCAGAGCCGAGCATTGAGCCTGTGTCTTGCGTTGGTTTTTTGTCTTCAAAGATTGGCTTAAACTTACGCCCTTCTTCCGAGTTCAAGAAAGCATCCAAGGCAATCTTCTGGAACTCAGGCACCATCGCCATCACTCCAGGCTCAAGGACATCCTCCAAGCCGAGCTTAGCGCGTTCCTGCTTCAACAGGGCTTGACCGGCTTCGGTCTTGTTGAGGAAGTCCAAGGTCATCTTCCGACGGCCTGCCTCGACGGCGGCTGCTTCCTTTTCAAGGGCTTCCCTCGTCTTGAAGAACTGAGCCATCTTTGCCTCTTCCATCGTGGAGAACTGGCTTTCACCTTTTGAAATGATGCCAATGCCATCTTGAGCGAGCTGTTTGGCTTCTTGAATGAGCGAAGAGATTGTTGAGATTACTTGCTGGACGATGACCATCGGAGCGATGAAACCCAAGGCAACGTCCTTAAAAGCGGTGCTGAACTTCTTTTGGATGTCCTCGACCTGTTTGCCGAAACTAGCCGTAGCCGACTTGGCCTTGTCCATCGCCTGCGGGACGTCCGAGGTCGTCTTGATGTTTACTTCGAGGGATTGGGCCATGTCAGGAGGTCTTCTCCTTTGCTGGATTGGAAGCAGACGCGGCCTCTTCGGCTGCCATATAGGCCTCCTCCTCGGGTGTCATAATCTTTAGCTCTGCCCCCTTCCGCATAGCGAAGACCGAGTTTAGCCAGATGGCTTGGCACTCCGGCATCTCCCATGCCCGCTTCTCCTCGATGCCCGACGCGATCAGGTTTGCGACGATAGCCAAGGGCCAAGGGACGCCGTTGTCCCCCCCGCTTTTCTTACCGTCCTGCTCCCAGAACTTAGGCCAGTCGTGCATTAGAGCATAGCCAGAGAAGGCCTTGAGGAGGCGCTCAAACTTAGCGGGGTCTCGGTTTAGGTTTAGGATGCGCAACCTATCCACCAAGCCAATCTCCCCAAGGGGTTCTTCGGCGCATACCTGACAGGCGAAGATAAGGTCGGCGGGGGTGATGCCGCGTTCCCCCGTAATCAGCGGAGACTTAAAGGCCATCAGTCGCACGCGGTACTTTAGGCACCACGGATAAAGAGACCGACCCAGCAACTTGAAGGGAGCCGGGTCGATGAAGGCGTTTAGGAAGCGTTCGTCCATTTCTGGACTATACCCCTGCCGTCCGCTGGGTCAATTAGGCAGGAGTGACGTCAACGCCCTCGTAGCAGATAGCCGTAACCGAGACCGAAGCGAAGTCCTTATTGGAACCCTTTTCGGAAACAGCCGTGACCGTGCCTTCGTAGGAAGCCGTTGCCGTGCCGCCCGTATAGGCCGACTGAGTGTTAATCGTAAAGGTGAAGTCGGCGCCAAGGACTGGAACGGCGGCCAATTTGCAGATGCCGTCCACCGTAATCTCGGTCTTGCGGTCGTCGAAGCGGGTCGTCTTGGTCACGCCGGTCTCATCGGTGACCATGGCGGAGAGGTTAAAGGTCGAATTGACCGTATAGGATTGGACGAAGAGGTTCGTGACGGTACCCGCGACACCGAAGAGGCAGGTAGTTCCATTGGTTACGGCGGCCATTTGTCTTTGCCCGTTTTGGAATAATTACGGGGCCAGACAGGTCCAGACCGAGAAGGCAAACGAGGTCGCCCAGGAGCGTTCGTCGATACCCTCGTCCTCGGAGATGATGCTGACGTCGTAGCAAGTCGCTTCCCCGCCAGAGACGAAGGCGGCCTTGATGCTGGCAATGTCCCGCATATTGCCGACCAAGGCGGCGCAGCGGGAGCGGTGATCGGCGAGGGTCGTGTCGTCGGCGTTCGAGAAAAGGGTGATGCGGACGGAGCAGTCGTAGTTGCCAGCCCCCTCGTCTAGGCTACCGGGCGGGCGGGCAGAGTCGCAAAGGACGACGGCCTTGGGCAAGGTCTGGGTGGCGTTACTGTCGCCCGTGAGGAAGGTGACCGAGGTCAGCCCCGTTTGGGTCGATAGGTAGGTCGCAAGGGTGGACTCTACGATGTGGCGGATGGAGGCGGGCATGGTTATTTGCGGTTAAACTTGGCGACGTCCTTGTCGATGAGGTTGCGGATTTTGGCGGGCATCTGTTTGACGCGGTTGCCGTAGACTAGGCCGAGGACTCCCGCTTGGTCGGCGATGCCGAAGATGTTTCCCGAAAGGTTGCGGATGGTGATGTCGGCGAGTTTGTCAGAGAAGGAGGTCACGCTATTCCCGGCAACGGAACTGTGCTTGGTAATCCAGCCAGCGGTCCGCAGCTTGGAGCCAGCGTTCTTCTCCACGCCGTTGATTACGGGGCGGGGGAGGGACATTAGGGCTTTGAACCAGCCCGACTTGATGGCACCGACCGTCTCCTGGCGTTGCAGGATGTAGGTGTCGAGGTCGCCCTTCTTCTCGACGACCCGCTTGTCGAAGGACTTAACGCCGCTCACGTTGCGTCCGTTCTTCCAGAGGCGTCCGTTGTTGCGCTGATAGACAGGCTTGAAGACAGAGTCGATGGCAGCCGTGCCGTCAAGGAAGCCACCGCTAATGTCGTTGGCGGCTACCCGGGTGCCGATGCGGCTGAAGTAGTTCTTAGCCTTCTTGAAGCCTTCGGCCGTGCCGAACCCCTTGTACTGCGGGGAGAGCATACGGGCCACGAAGGAGTTGGCCGAGATGATGGTCGATTGGCTGGAGGCCACCTTCCAGAACAGGCCTTGGTTATCGTTCAAGGCCAAGGAGCCGAGGCGCTTGATGACGCGGGTGGCCTGCGTTCCTGCACCTCCGCCTGTCAAAGGGGTGACGACCTTGTTCACGTCTCGGTCAATAGCCCGTTGGCCGGCTTTCTTAGCGTCGTTAGATAGGCCGTTGCCTCCGCCCTTGACAAGGGGAGGGGTGAAGGTGGCGGCGTCTTGGCAGGCGAGGGCGGCCTGTTCCAAGGTGGCGTCGCGGATGGTTTGCTTGGAGGCGGCGGCAAACTTCTGGATGGCGTCCACGAAGGCCTGCTGACTGGCGGGCGTGATGGAGACCTTGACCACGGCTTATTGGTTATCGTCGATGACGAGGAGCGTGATCCATGCCGACGCAGGCTTGTAGGTCTGGGTCGTGATGCGGACGTTCTTCCCGCCGGCTACGATTTTCTTCCCTTGGGCTAGGGAGGCGATGGGGACGCCAGCGGACAGTAGGGCCGCCGATGCCCCATTAGACCCATCTGGGAGGCTCCAGGAGGCCGTTACAGCGGGAACCCTTACCGTGTATTGGGTCCGCTCCACATACCCCCCTGCCTCGAGGACGGTCTGGACGGCGGGGTCGGAGATGAGGCATTGAAAGGTGATGGCCCCCGAGTTGGCGGAACCAGCCACGCCGAAGTCGGCAATCATCTCCTTTGCGTCATTAAGAAACTCGGTTCCGTAGAGGCTCATCATATATGCCCGCTTTGGTAGGAAAACGAAAGACCCCCAAGGGATTAGCCAAGGGGGTCTCGTTAAGCGGCTAAGGCCGCACCGCTTAGGCGGACTTGATGCGCTTGAGGTTCGAACGGCCCTTGGCGGCACCGAAGCGAATAGCGGCGGTCAAGTAGAGGATGCCGCCCGTGTACTCGGACTCGACCAGGATGGAGAGACCACCCATGGTAGCGACGGCCGAGTTCGTGCCGGCGGACCAGACCGAGCCGGTGCCGATAGCGATGGCGTCCTTGGCGGCCGCGAAACCGACGAGGTTTTCGCTGTTGTTCGGGAGACCAGCGTACTGCATGATCTGCAGGGTGCCGATGTTGCCGACGATGCCGGTGCGGACCACGCTGTTTTCGCCCTGCGTGTTGAACGCGGAGGTCAGCTTGGCGTCCTTACGGAGAGCGCCGATGTAGGAGGAGTTGAGGACGAGACCGCGCTGCTCAGGGGCATACAGTTCGTCGAGGGCGACGTCGAGGTCGACCACGTCATTGTAGTCGAAGTCAGCGGCGGCGATGACGATGTTGCTGGAGTAGTTGGCGTTCGTGACGAGGGCGGCAACGGCGGCGTTGACCTTCTTCACGATCTTGGCCTGGACTTCTTCCTTGAAAGCGTTGATGACGCCTTCCGGGCCCCAAGCGGCGAGTTCCTGCGCGTCGAACGAGCGGGTCGCATGGTAGTGGACGAGGTTGACGGTGGCCTTGGTGACATCGGCGTCTCCAGTTTGGCGGTAGCCGCCAGAAGCCTTGTCGAAGACGATAGCGTCGTCACCAGCGACGAACGGGACGTCGATGGAGATACCGCGATCGGTAGGGGATTGCGCGAGGGTCGTGAAGACGTCGAGCATGGGGAGCTTCGGGCGGACGTCGGCGACGATGATGTCGGCGAGAGCGGCCGGAGCGAGGTCGAAACCAGAATTAGCCATAGGTGTGTTTTAGTATTTAGGGGTGAAGGGAAATTATTTGGTGCGGCCGTAGAGGATGGCCGATTGATGCTTCTTGAGGAAGGCAACACGTTCGCCGCTGGGCTTCATCGTCGAGTACTCCTCGCGGATTTGCTCGACCGACTTCTCGGTCTGCACGGCGGGCTGTTCCGCAAGGACGGGCTGCGAGCCGGTCTTGGCGACGATGTTGGCGGCTTCCTTGGAAGCGGAGACCTTGGAGGCCTCGAGGTCGGAGACCAAAGCCTTGAGCGTTGCGATCTCGGCGGTGGCGGCCTCAAAGGCCACGGTCAGCTCGGAGATGCGGGCGTCCTTGGTGACGACTTCGGCCTTCACGGCGGTCAGTTCGTCAGCGGCGCCGACGGTGAGTTTCTCCACGGTGGAGCGGAGGTCGTCGCGTTCGGCGGTCAACGCCTGGGCGAGCGTTTCAACGGTCGAGAGCTGTTCTTCGATGGTCATCTTGATAATGCTTTGTTTGGAATAAAACGAGGGGTTAAGCCCAAGTCTTGAGGGCTTCCTCAAGGGAGTCGGCAAGCCCGGTCACAAGACCAAGCTTCGCGGCTTCCTTGCCCGAGAAGGAACCACCCGTGAAGGCGGCGTCCTTGGCGTTCACGCGGGTCATCTTGATGGACTCGATGAAGTCCTCGTCGATGGCGTCGACTTGCTTTTGGAGGTCGGCAATCTGCTCGGCGGTCAAGGACGTGCCTTCAATGCCGGCGCCCTTCAGAGGGGAGCGGCTGGACTTGATGACCACCATCCGCACGCCAGCGTCGGCGTAGGCTTGGCTGTAATCTGGGATGACCATGTAGACGCCCACGGAACCGATGGAGCCCGAAGGCAGGGCCACGAAACTGTCCGCAGCCGCCGCGATCCATAGGGCGGCGCTGTTGGCTTCCTCGCCGAAAGAGCGGGTCGGCTTGCTGATGCGGCGCATCTTGGAGGCGAGTTCGGGCACGCCCGTCACCGTACCGCCGGGGGAGATGACGTGGAAGGCAATCCGCTTGACCGCAGGGTCGGCTTCCATCGCGTCAATGTCGGCGGAAATCTGGTCGATGTCGGCGGCGCCCATCATCCGCTCCAGGGGCGAGACGCCCTTGCCGATGACCCCCATCACGGGGATGACGCCGATGCCGTCCGCACGCACATAGGCTTGAGGGCGGTCGCCGAATAGCTTGGCGAGTACATCCGTGAAGGCGTACTTCTCGGCCAATGCCTTGGCGTCGGTCGCCTTGGCGGGGTCGATGAGGAGGGCTTCGCGGCCTTTGAGTCCGTTATTGAGGAAGCGCATGGTGTAAAATTAGGCGGGAAGCGTGTCGTTGTTGCCGGGCATCCCAAGGTTAGAGGGTTCGTCCTCAGGGTCGTCGACCGCTTCCGTTGCGTCCTCGGCTTCGTCCTTTGGAGACTCCTCCATTTCGGGCTTTGGTTGCATATTGGTGAAGCGCTGCATCGCCTCTTCAAAGGAGACCTTTCCGCCAGTTGCGGCCGTCATGTCCTTGGCGAAGACGATGTCCTCGACTAGTTCCTTAAAGGTCTTGCGGAAGTCACCGCCTCGCTTCTTCGAGATTGCAGAGAAGGAGGTAAGTCCAGCCCGGAGGTCTTCGCGGTCGTTGGCAGAGTCACGGCCGTTGTCGATGGAAGGGGTTTGCGGGACGCTGAACTCAACGTCCGCCCAATTCGGGTCGTCAGGCAGTTCGCCCTTGGCGATGCCGTCGGCGATGCGCCATTGCCAGTCGGGCACGCAGTATTCGTCATGCACCATGCATTGGATTTGACCGACATATCGGTCAGCCTTGCCGAGGACCAGACGAACCAAAGCCGAGCCGGCCTTGCTGCCGTCTCCGACCACCTCGTAGGGGAGGCCTCCGCTTGCGATCATGCGGGCGAGGATGGTGTTGAACATATCCATCGACTGGCGAGGGAAGTTCGGGGTGACGCTCTTGAGGTCTTCTCCTGGTTCAAGGACCAGCAGTTTCCCGCCCATCTGCGAACTGATGTTCGACATATCGGAGGCGGTCACGCCGTTGAGGTCGGCGACGAGGCTGTTATCAGCAAAACCGCCATTTTTGGTCAGCACCGAAGGCACGTCCGTCACTTGTTTGACGGCCCGCTTCTCCAGCTCGATGATCTCGCTCTGGTCCTGCATCGAGTTCAAGGCCTGCTGCATCGGAGGGATGCCGTGCGCTGCCGAGATACGTTGCTGGTTGGCGATGTGCAGGACCGACTCGGATGAGATGAAGGAGAAGGTCGTGTCTGTGTTTTGCACCCAGATGCCCTTCAGTTCTCCGTAGGGACCGAAGACGAAACCGTCCCAAGTGTCTGGGGTAATCTGTTTGGCCTCGGTCGGGCTAATGACGCGGTGGCCTTCGATGAGCTGAGTCTTGGCTTTGCCGGCGGAGTCACGGACCTTGAGGGCGAACATCTCGCCGTCGACCGCCCAAGTGTGGACGATAATCCGTTGCAGTTGCTCGCCCGTGAAGCGTCCCGTGATGTCTGCCTTACGGGTTTCGCGGTAGTAATAATCCTCGTAGAGACGCGCCTTGAGCGGGTCTTGGGCGTGGCTCGTAGGCTTCATGCCATCGCCGACGACGTACATCACCATGTCGTTGACGTACTGCACCATCGAAGGGTAGTTCTTCTCGGCGTAGCGGGCTTTCTGGAGAAGCTGCAATCGGTCGTAGGAATTGACGTCCTTGCGGGCGTCTTGAGGCGCCGAGCCGTACCAAGCACGGCGGGCGAACGACATCCCGGCGTTCTGGAAGTTGGACGACCATGCCGACGCCTTGGGCGTTCCCTTCGTCGCCTTGACGGGAGGGGCTGGCTTCTTGATCGCGGGCTTCTTTTTGGGTAATGCCATGTTTAGATTTGTCGGTTATCCCAGCGGACGGCGATGACCTTGGTGCGGACCGAGCCAGGATACTGCTGAGGGTCGAGGATACCGAGGGCGAACTGAGCCTCTGCAAGCATCTCCTTGGCGGGCATGACCATGGACTTCGACGCCGACGAACCGCTGTCCGAGTAGGACATGAGGGTCTTGCCTTCGGTGATAAGGGCCACCGCTTTGGTACGGATTGCAAGGAGTTCGCACTCGGTGAGGCCGATAAAGATGCCGGAAGCCATGTTAAACTTGCTCCGATTGGAAGGAAAGGGGGCGAGCCGAGGGCCAACGATCCGAACCTCCAAGCCATTGTAGGTCCCCACAAACCCCCGACTCGCTTGCGTTTAAAGTGATAAGGTCGGGCACGGTGTCAAGTTGTAGGTGCTTCGGCTTCCGTAGTCGTGGCCTCCCGACCGACGACGCCCCAGCGGACGGCGATGAGCATGGCGAGGATTTCGCAGTCGAGGGCGTGGTTGTCAGAGACGCCTTGGGGAAGTATCCACATAGGCTTCCCCGTGCGCTTGTCCTTGATGCGGACCTCGGAGTTCAGTTGCTTGGCGTAGTCCTCGACGGCGTCACGGGGGTAGGTGTGCAGTTTACGGACGCGGAGGCCGTGCAGGAGGTCTTTGCCGGCGGAGGCCGAGTGGACAATCAAAGAGACGCGGGTCGGCTGTCCAGGGACGACGATGGCCTGCGGGTCGGAGTAGAAGCGGCGGGTCGTCTGGCCGTTCGACGAGGTGATCGCGAAGTCCTCGGCGCCCGAACCCTTGAAGGCCTTCCAGCCACGGCGACAGCACTCCGCGTAGACAGTTTGGGTGTTATCCCCAGAGTCCACCGCGACGAGGGCTTTGTGGACGCCGTGCTTCTTGGCGAGGTCGTCGAGGCCTGACCACGTTTCAATCTTCTCGAAGGCCATCAGACGGCTTTGCCCAGTACGGCTCCAGCGCCGAACCACAGCCCAGAAGTGACCACGCTGGACGTCGATGCCGAGCGTACGGAAGGGGATGCTCCCAGCGGGGGCATTCTCGCGGGTAGCGATTTGGGCCTTCGGAGTGATGACTGCTTCCTCCGCCCAGTCGTCGGCAAGGGCGTAGTCTGACGCGTTGACGGGTGCGGTCATTGAGCCGCCATCGTCCGACCATGCCATCGCCAACCTCTTCTGCTTGAATTGGCGACGCAAGTCATCGAGGCCGTAGGTGTCCGACGACTCCTTCGCCTTGAGCATCAGCACCCCAAGCTCTCCCCAGGACATCGTCGCAAGGCTGTTCCAATGCAGACCGATGTGGCCCTTGTTCGATGAGATGGCGGTCGGGACGAACATCCCCCCGGCATTGGCCTGCAGGCGGCTCGCGTTGGTGTCGGGCAGTCGCGTCTTACAGCCAGCGCACTCGTAGGTCGTGCCGTCGTTCACCTTGGCTAAGTCCCATGTGCCGCTTGCCTTGGCTTCCTCGGGGAAGCGGACTTGCTCCCAAATCCAAGGCTGGAGATGACCGCACGATGGGCATTTCATATGCCAGTCCCGCTGATCGGTGGACTCGTGCAGCTGATGGAACTCCTGTCCAGCCGTCCCGCCCTGCGACATAAAGATGCGTTTGCCCATCCAGCCGAAGGCCGTGACGCGTGCGCTGAGTTCCGCAAGGTGCCCGCTCGGTGCCATCCAACATTCATCTGCAATTGTATATCGGAGCGATAGTCGTTGAAGGTTTGCCTCGTTCCAGATGCCACGGCAATAGACCGTCATGCGGTCGAAGTCAGCGGTCGTCGAGCGGTCAAGGTCGTCGGCCGATAGGCGAGCCTTTACAGGCGGGCAGTTGTTCCAGACGGGGCGAAGGTAACGGATTGAAAAGTCCTTGGCTTCCGCGTCGGTCGCCTGCAGCACCATCGTCGGCCCTGGAGCGTTCGCCACGATGTGACAGGTAAACAGGCGGGCAAAGAGAGACTTACCCGATTGGATGCTGGCGAGAACCGTGAGGAGTTTCGTCTCGGGGTCGGCGGCGATGCGTAAGGCTTCCGCGATCCACGGCGTGCGGTCCGAGCGGAACGGCCCGGGCATCGGTGAGTCGGGGATGGCGAGGACGTTCTCCTCAAGCCAATCCACCACGTCGCCAGAGTCGGACGGACGCAGCACGTTTCGACCTACCGCCAAGAGGTCATCCTTCGTCATTCGCGGAAAGGTCTGCCTTCGTTTTGCGGACCCAAGCCTCGATTGCTTTCACGGCCTTGGCTGGGTTCTCGGGGTTGCAGGCCTCGGCGACATCGAGCGCCAATTTGTCGAGACGGTTGACGACCTCGCCCGTCATCTGGCGCATCGCCTCGCTCGCCTCCTTGGAGCTGATGTATTCCTTCGCGAGGATGAGCCGACGCTCCTGCTCCTCCTCAAGGTTCACCAAGGTTTTGAGGGATTGGTTGTAGGCCGTCTGGTACTTGCCTTGGTTTGGATCGCCGGAGTCCATCGCCCCAAGCCAGACGCCACGGGCACGACCGACAAGACGGCGGTGTTCGGCGATGGTGTCGGCGAGGGTGCCGTCGTCGAGTTGCGCCGGCGCCGCGATGGGTGCCCTTCGGACGCGGGCATCGTCCTGCGCTTGACGCCACGCGACGGCCGCTTCGACCGAGTCGATGGGCATTCCTTTTTTGACCAGGACCGAGACGCGTTGGCGGGTCAGACCAAGGGCGTCGGCGATGTCGGTTTGGCTGGGCATTGTAAATACAGGGTTTTCGGGGGTCTCTTTTGTAAAAAAGAGCCGGGGTGTCGGGCCACGCGAAGCGTATAGGGGGGGGTAAATAGATGTCTTACGGGGGGGTACACGGCTTATCGGGGGTTTTGCGGTGTTTATCGCGGCGGACGTTGACGTGGGGGAACAGACCGCACGCGTCGGAGTTCACCAAGCGCATAATCTTTCGGGCTCGGTACCGCATGGTGAAGTGGCTGATGCCATGCATCTTCCCGATGGTGCGGGAGTCCAGGCATCCGGGCAGGGACAACGCCCACCGCACCAGCTCGACGTGCCGGCGAAACTCAAAGTTGTTGGAGTAAGCGATGGCATCGATGAAGGCCTTGAGCATCACGCCCACGTGATCGCGGGAGATGAACGAGTCCACCTCGGTGCGCACGCTTGGGTTGTCGGTGTGCGCCCATGCGGGATGGTTAGGGTCGATGTCGAAGACGTGCTTGCTCGGCACCATCTCGCGGTATGGCAGCACGCCGTTCTCCCTCATCTTGTCCTGGGCTTTCTTCGGCTGCTTGAAGAACCAATCGTCGAAGGTCTTGGAGTCCTTGGCCGGAGCCGTCATGTCATTCAGCTTAGCCATCAGACTGTCTCTCCCTCCCTGTCTGTTATCGTCCGCCAGAGTTTGAGATACGCGTTGAAGCGCCGTTGACGTTCCTTGTCGACGCGTGAGGGCATAGACCTCGAAGGCTTTGGCATCGGCTTGCGAGGCTTGGACTTCTTGGACACAGGGGGAGACTGTTGAGGACTTTAGCACAGCGTAAGGAAATTATGCTTTCGTTTCCTTGGTGAGGTTTACCCATCTCCCATCGGCTGGGTCGAAGGCCAGCACGTTGCGGCGCTTGACGCGTTTAAAGAACGAGTCTCGGGTGACTTGCTTGTGGGTGAGGTACGAGGTGAGAAACAGGTTATCCAGCTCCTGGGTGGTCATCCGATCAGGCAAGGCCTTGAGGGCTTCGACCAGTCTCTGGTGTTTCCCTTCCTTGACTGTCTTGGCTTGTTCGGTGGCCCGTTTGCGGATGGCTTCCATGTGGTCGGGCTTCTCCCTCCAAGCCTTCTGACGCCACCGGGTCATCTGCAGCTTGAAGAGGATGGCCTGCCTAAGGGGTAGGGGGGCGCGTCTTCTTTTCGACTTGGTCATCGCGGTAGGGTAGGGAGCGTCGGAAGGTTCCGACCTAGCGACCGCAGGGAAGCGTAGGGAGTGAACCTACCTTCTTGTGAAACAAGTAAGGACGGATTGTCTGTCGGATTGTCCGTGAGGGGGGTCAAGGGGGTGAAAGGCGTTTTAAGGTGGGGTTGGGGGGAAGGTAGCCCCTCAGTAGTCAAAAGGCCTTGGCGACCCCTTGGCGGGGCTGGAATGGGCCTTCTGGGTCGGCTGGGCGTCTTGCATGGCTGGCGGGGCGTACTCCCAGCGGATGGTGCCGTCCTCGGCATGGCAGAGGTTGACGTGCCCGGCGAAGCGGTCGTTGGCGTCCTTGAGGCCTGAGCGGGACTGACGCTTGGAGAAGCCGAAGCGGTAGACGGGGCGACCGTCCGAGGTGTTGGCCTTCGTGCGGAAGAGGTAGCCAGAGTCGCGGGCGAAGTTCACCCACTCGGCGCAGCCGGCACCGAGGTAGGCTAGTTGCTGGGGGGTCATAGCGTCCAGATCGTCGGCCGACTTGGGCTTGGTCGTATGGTGCATATACAGCAGGGCGGCCTTCGTGCGCTGGAGCATCTCGAAGACACCTCCAGGGCCACGGAGGAAGGCGGAGGTCTCGTCCTGTTTGGCGATGTCGAAGTTCGCGTAGGCCAGAAGGGGGTCCGCGATGATGAGGTCGATGGAGTGCTTTTCGACCATCTCCCCGAGGTATTGGACGAACTCAAAGCCCATCTTGGACGACTGGCGGACGAAGATGAGGTTGTCTTTCAGCGCACGGCGTTCGGGTTCGACGAGCTTGGCGGTCGCCCCTTTGAGCCCTTCGGCGGCGTCCCCGAAGTCATTCTCGGCTTGGACCATGAGGATACGGAGCGGGCGGACGGGCTTTAGGCCGAAGGGTGCCTTGCCGAGTGCCCAATGGACGGCGAGGTGTACCGCGAGGGAGGACTTGCCCGTGCCGGAGAAGCCCACGATCTGGAACGGGTAGCCTTGGCAAATCCAGCGACGCTCGGCGCCGATGAGGACGGTCTTGTCGTCGGCGGGGTCGAAGGAGAGCATCGAGTCGAGGTCGAAGTACTCGGTGGCAGGGTCGGCCTTGGGGGCTTCGGTGGCCTTCTCCTCCTCCTGGAGCATCTCTTGCAGGGAGACGCGGAGGAAGTCCGGGTCGTTTCCGTTCTTTGCCGCGTGGGCAATCCATTCAGCCGACTTGACGATTTCCCGCAGTCGGGCGGCCTTCACGATCATCTTACCCCAAGACGGATTGAGGGGGGTGAAGCCCACCTCCGAGGTCATGGAGTTGATTTCGTGCGTAGAATAGGCGCCCTTAATCTCCGCAAGGAAGGCGCTGACGGTCAGCTCGTCGACGCCTCGGCTTTGCTCGTCGAGCTTTTTGACTGCTTGGGAAACCAGCCTAAGGGCCGGCTCTTCGAAGTGGTAGGGGTGGAGGCCTTCGGGCAGACCGACACCGTCTCGGATGCAACAGCCGAGCAAGTAGCGTTCTACCTCGATGACCGAGGTGGTTTTAGAGAGTTCCATGGCTTGGAGGTGAGGGGGGACTAAGGTGCTTAGGTCTTACGAGGTCGAGTCTTTTCTCCGAAGTGGGCGGTCGGGTAGGGTTTGGCGTCCTTGCGGATGACGATGCGATAGGTGCGTTTCTCGATGAGGCCGAGTTTGACGCCCTTGTGCAGGGTCACGCGTGCAGCCGTGCGCTCCATGTTCCAGACCTTGGCCCAGCCGTTGATGGTGCGGAAGCCTTTCGGTGGGGTCTCGGCGGTCTGGTGGATGGCGGCCATCACCTTGACCAGGAGCGGGTCGGGTCGTCGGCTCATGGGGTGAAGGTCTTGAGTTCGGTCTGCCAAATCCAGACGCCGCCCATCTTGTGGACGAGCCAAGCCTTGTAGTCTCCGCCCTTGGTCACGAAGCCGGCGACGAAGCCCGAGCCCCAGCGAGCTGAGGCCAATCTGTGAGCGCTATAATCCATGTCCTTGATGCATAGGCAACCAGCGGAGAAGGCGTTCCCGCCTCCGTGCTTGGTCAAGGCAATGGAAGACAGGTTATGCGTGTGACCGTGAATGACTGCCCCGCCTTGCGTGGCGTAGTGGAGTCCCTGGACGACGGTGGCGTTGGCGCCGTGGGCGTAGCCATGGACCATCGCAACAGGGCCGAGACGATAGACGCCCTTGTCGGCGTGGTATGGCAGGATGACCTTGGCCCCGCACTTCCTCGCGTGGGCGTTGATGTGGTCCTTGATGCCTTGGCAATAGTCTCGGACGATGGCCTGCCCGTGGCCCTGCATGGCGTCTAGGCGGTGTTCGTGGTTTCCCCAGAGGTAGACGGTGGGACGCCAGCGGTCGAAGAATTGTTTGCCGGCATCGATGTCGGCGTTCAGCGACTCGGCGCCTTCCTTGTCCGACCCTACCCCCTTGCGGAGGGAGCGGAAGTCGTAGTGATCGCCACCAGCTACGCGGATGTCGGGCTTGAAGTCCTTCGTGAACTCATAGAGGGCCGCGAGGGCTTCGGGGTCAGCCATGTCGCCGTGACTATCCGAGGCGAAGATGAACTTGATGAGCTTGCTCATACGCTTGGGTGCTTTGGCTGTCCCTTGCGTGAGCCGTACTTCTCCATGTGGGAGATGAACTTCAGCCCTTGGCGGTTGGCGGCGTTGTACATCCCTGGACCGCTCATGTTGTACTTCAGCGCCGTCTCGCCGGCGGTCAGCCCTTCGGCGACGCCCTTGGCAGCGGCCTGTGCCATCGTGAGCCGTCCATTGGCTAGGAGGTTGGAGCGGTTGCGTCCGTGCATCCCAAGGCGAGGTCGGCAGTTCGGAGGCCAGATGATGCCATGCCGACAGACGAAGGCTTCAATCTCCTTTAAGGACACCTTGCCAATCTTGGCGGCGTCCAAGGGAAGCCACGATCCACGGATGGCCTCGCGTATGGCCTTGGCGATGTGCCTCTCCGTCGGGTCCTTGTAGTCGTCGACCCGGATGTGGGGCTTGCTGTCGTAGTGGGGGCAGGTGGCGAGGAAGCGGAGGCGGTCGACGGAGACCCCCCATGCCTTCGACATCTCCGCCAGTTCGTCGTCGGTGGGGGTTGCCATCAGTTTGGCTGACTCCCCTTCAATAATATGATAATCAAATCGAGGCGGTCGAGGACGAGCCACAGGAAGGCCGCGATGACTCCGAGCATGAAGACGCACATCATGGGTGCAGATTTGTCCATGTCGTTCATGTCAGAAGTTATCCGAAGCCTTGGCCTTCGCCCACAGTTGCCGAACCTCGAAGCCTGCCTCGGTCGGGTCGAACTCGCCTAGGTGTTCGTTGAGCGCGTCACCGGCCTTGATGAGGATGTCGATGCCGTTGCGGTAGCGGTTCAAATCGGTCTCCGAGATGACGACCCATTGCCCGTCCTCGGTCATCTTCAGGACGTGGGCGAGTTGGGTGTTGAGGGCGTTGACCTGGGCGAGTTGCTTCTCCAGCTCGTCGATGCGTTCCTGCTTGGTGGGC